GATGTACGCCTCGGCTTCGGCGGCGATTTCTTGCGCCGTGACCATGCGCCCCAAGGCGCCCGAAAACCCGCCGCCCTGCTCGATCTGGATCTCGCGCACATCAAGCTCGTTCTGGAAAGCCTCCTCATCGAAGCGTCCGGCCGGGTCAATGAGATCCAGCGCGCCGTCAAGAAACTCCCCAAACAGCACGCGCTTTGCCCTTATGGTTGCGTCCGAATCCAGCGGGGTCGGCTGAAAGCGACGCCGCGTGTTGTTGACCTCATCCGGGGGCATCGCTGCGCCGGTCTCGAGGCGGGTGATTGCCTGAATACCGATCTCGTAGAAGCGATCAAGCTCCCTGCCTTCAGTAAACGGCGTGCCCGCCTGGGCGTTGGCGATATTGAAGCGATTGATGCTTCCGTCTTCGCCGAAAAGCCGGCGATCAATCTCGGGAAGCACTGAGCGAGCAGAGCGCAACATCTGCGCCTTGCCCGCGTCTCCAGCGGCCATTTCATCCTGCGGGCCACCCGGAATCGGCGTGACGCCCTGCGCCGGGTCGTTCGAGTCTTTCAGCATGAAACCCTGCGGCACCTTGTAGCCGGCAGCGTCCCCGGTGTTGACTTCGACCACCGGGCTGCGCGGCGGCGGCGCAAAGCCCTCGACCGCTTCCACGCTGCCCCTGTTCCCGGCGCGCATGAACACGGGATTCCCGTTCGCATCCACCGCCGCCATCGGGTTGTTGAACGTCTCTGGTTCCGGCATCTGCACGTCGGCCCCAAGACCTCGAGCGGCCCCAAGCAGCGCCGCATCGTTGTCCAGAATGGGGAGAATGTTGCGGCGCAGCCCCTCCACGTCCTCCGCATCGAAGCGGATGCCCTGCCCCTCTGCCGCCTGCAGCCCCGCCGCGAACACTTCACCCCGCTGCGCAGCAGGAACCTGCGGCAGCATGGCGAAGATTCCGCCAAGCGTGGAGGCCTTGAGCGCGTCGGCCTCAGACATGCGCTTCTGCCGCGCGCTGGACTCGGCAAGACCCTGCTGGCGCACGTTCAGCTCCAGAGCGCGCTCTGCGCGAGCGTCCTGATTGCGGGCCATCTGCTGGTTCAGCTTCGCCGTGTCGGCTCCGACCACGGCCTCGAAAATGCTGGGCATCAGGAGACTCCTGCGTTCATGGCGGATGCCGCCCACGGATTGATCCCTGGGGTGGCCCCGCCGCCGCCGTTGTTCAGGTAACGATCCAGCGCCACGAAATCGAACAGGGAGTTCCCGATGCCCTGCGCGATGTTCCCGTACATATTCGCCTGCGCGTTGCCGCCCTGAACCGCAAGCTGCGACCCGATGTTGCCAGCGTTGCCATACGCGCCGCCGAGGTTCGCGCCTGCGTTGAACGCGACATTCGTGCCGCTAGAACCCAGCCCCGCAAGGGTGAACAGGTTGGCAATTTCCGTGTCTGCGCGATTCGCGCCGAACTGGGCGCCCATCAGTTCTCGGTTGAAGCCTTGGTCCTCTCGGCCACCCAAGAATCCGGCAAGGTCGCGAGTCTGCGCATAGCCAGTGTCAGCGCGGTTCCCCGCAAGAGAGGCAAGGCTCATCAGGTTGCGGATGCGCTGGTCCTGACGCATCCCCACGGTCGCCACGTCCCGCTCCCTGAGCGCCGCGAGTTCCCTTCCGGAGTTGCGCAGCCCTCGGGAGTTCGCGAGGCGCGACAAGCCCCTCTCGGCCTCTGCGCGCTCGAAGGCAAGCTGGTCCTCGCCCGTCATCCCGCGAAGCTCGGCAATCATCGACGCCACGTCGGCATTCGACACGCCTGAAGCGTTCTGATCCGAAACCATCCCCTGCGCTTGCTGGAACAGGTCCCCAGCAGGCGTCTGAGCGGGCGGGTTGAAGCTGGGGGGCGCGGTCTGTTGGAACAGATTGCCGCCGCCGACAGGGCCAATCGGCTGCGGGTTGCCGTCCGCGTCCAGCATGTACGCCTGCGCCGCAGGGGATGCGGGCTGCGAGCTGACCGGATTCACTCGCTCCGGCAGGGCCATCACATCGACCGACCCGCTGTTCCCCAGCCCACGAATCTGGCCGTTGCGGATCTCGACGGTGTTGTTCTTGCCCTGCGTCAGACCAGGGACGACGCCCTCGTTGGCAGGAGCGATGACCGCGCCCGTCTGCGTCGTGAAATTCTGGTTCACGGGGTCGAAGAACACATTGGTGCGGGGGTCGGACGAGCCCTTGGCCGGGTCCTTGAACGTCACACCCGGGACGGGAACCAGAGCAGTCCCTTCCGCCTGCGAGCGCACCAGCGCAGGCCGAGGCGGGGCAATGCCAAACCGCTGAGCCAGCACGCCCAGAACGCCGTCACGGACGTTCAGCAGCGGGCGGGCCAGCTCGAGCTGCTGGTTGGCAATGCCTATCTGCTGCCGGAGGGCCGCGTTCTGCTGCGCGCCCGCCTGAGCAAGCGCGTCCTGCTGGGCGTTGCCGGCAAGGATGGGCCCGGCGATAGAGCCGGCTGCTGCAACACCAGCAGCAGCGAGTGCCTGCCATGCCATATCAAGCCTCCAGGTCTGAAATCAGGGTGCCGAGCACGTCGGCAATTTTGGCCAGCGTGGTGCTGTCTGCATCGAATGCGCGGTCAGTCGTGACGTTGGTCGCGGAAAAGCCTTCCAGCGCCGCCTGTATGGCGTTCAGGCGCGTTACGAGCTGGTTGATGGTGTTGACCACCTCGGGGCGAAGTGATCCGTTCTCGCCAACGTGCGGCCCACGGCCGGATACCGGAGGGATCACGCCCGGCCCGTCCGAATGCCGCAACGAAGACCGTTGAGGTACGGCAGAATCGGCTGCGTTACCTCAACACGGAACACGACCTCGCGGAACATTCCAAGACCGGACCACTTCACGCGATGGTTGTATGCCCCCTCGGGGCCGAGAGGCGCCTGATACGGCCCCTGCCAGGTCACGCCGTTGTTCTCGGAGACGTAGAGCGAAACGATGTACTCGTCCGGCAGCGATCCGGCAGATGTGCCCGTGCGCGCCTCGAGCCCGCCGACATCACAATCAAGCTCGACCCAATCCAGCGTGAACGGGCGGCCCTGAAGCTCTACAGGCGCCGTTACGCGGCGGAAGACGATAGGACCATCCCCGTCTTCGGCAGAGTCCGGATTCAGCCGTGCAGGGCCGTCCTCGTCCCGAAGAAACAGCGCGTGGTTCCCCGACGTGATGGCAAGGCGGCCAATGAAGTCGTTTCGCCCGTGGGTCTGCCAGCGGTGCCACTCGCCCGTTGAGGCGTCGAAGGCATACGCGGCCTGGTTCGGGAACGTGAGCACATACAGCGAATGGCTCGCGAACCCGATGCGGTACGCAACAGCCGAGGACAGGTCTTCTATCAGGCTGATCTGGTGGTCAATGGCAGGCGTTGAGACGCGCCGGAACTGGCGACCAGCCAGCGCATACACGCCTGCAGCCATGCCTTGCTCGCGGCCCAGGAACAGCACCGAATTGCCAATGTTCGTGCGGATGCTGTTGGCCGACAGGCACGCGATGGGGGTCGTGAGCTGCGGCACGCGATCAAACGCAATGCCCGTAGGCGCCCCGGACTCGTACCAGTACCCGACCGACTGCTCCTTGAAGATCAGCACGTCGCCGTCGTCGTACACGATGTCCACGATGTTGCCAGGCGTCTGTCGCTCGAATGCCTGGTCAAGCGCGGGCCACGTCGTAGGGTCGTCCAGGTCGGACTGCGCGAACTTGTTGGAATCAGGGAACGCCTTCAGCCAGTAGCCGTTGGCATACGCGACGGCCTGTCCGCCAGGGATGCCCACCACGTTGTTCAGCGTGACCGAAGAACCAGACACCACGTAGTTGTCGTTCGACCCGCACAGCAGGGCCGTGGACCCGTCGTCCGCCACTCCCATCTGCTGACCGTCGTCAACCACAGCCCCGATGTTCGTCCAAGCCGTCCCGATGGCTGCGCCGGACTCGCGACGGTACACGGTCGGGCCAACCACGCAGTAATCGAAGCCACCCATCGCCCAGAACTGACGCGCGACACCTTCCGAGACGCCCGTTGCATCCGCATCCCAGCCAGGGCGCGGCACCATGCTGCGCTGCTTGCTGGTCTGCGCGTTGAACTCGGGCAGGAGGTTGATCGACTCCTGCGCCGAGATCGTGCGCGACACGGACTCGTAGTCCGGCCCCGCAAGCGGGACTTGTACGATGTCAGTAGCCACGGGTGATGTTGTAGTACCGGCGCGGCAGCAGAGCGGAGTCAATCTCGAGATCGGGGATCACGGGATTCCGCAGATCCGCCTTCATCTGCTCGGCTTTCTGGAACGTCACCGCAGACACGTCCAAGCCCACCTCGTCCGCAAGACGCAGGGCAAGGTTGTACCGCAGCGGCTCGAACACCTCGCGCGGGATCGTGTCGCTTGCCGCAACGTCGAACAGGCCGAGGTCGATCTGCTCCGACGCACGCCAGTAGTCGAGCATTTCGTTCAGCGCGGACAGCCCGTCCGACACTTCTCGGGCAGAGACGACAGCCTCGCGGCCTACGATGTTCGCCAGTCGATACGCCCGGCCGATCAGATCACTTGCCGTCGCCATCCTTCGGCCTCCGTCCAGGCTTGCCGGCGTGCTCGCCGCACCATGCGTCTTCCGGCGTGTACGGGAACACCGGGCGCCCCATCGGGGACGTGTGCGGCGGATACCTCCGGCACTCGCCGCCCTTCCAGTGCCGGCACGTCTTGCAGACCTTCACGCGACCTCATCCAGCCGAGGGCCGAAGTAGGCTTCCGCCATCTCGGCCTTCTCCTGCTTGTCGATCGTGCGGTTGATGAACTCGTGCCAGTTGCACTCGTATCCGCCGTGCGTGAAGTCGAAGTCCGGCCAGACGTAGATCGGCTGGTCGAACTGCTCGCGGTAGTCGTCACAGAACGCGAAGTCCTCGCCCGTGAAGGACCGAAGGTCACCGCCCGGTGCCCAGCCCTCCTCCATCGTGTCCTCGCGCGTGTAGAACAGGCGCGGTACGGGCTCCTGGCCCGCCACGCTCCACCAGTGGCACTTCTGCACCATCCGCTCGATCACGTCGCGGCGGATGCACAAGAAGCCGGTGGGTACGCGACTGCAGGGAATCCAGCCGCCGTTCACGATCTCGAGCCCGCCCGAGTCCTCGACGTACTGCACGGGGTAGCTCTCCGGCTCCTGCCGACGCCGGTACACGCCTGCCGCCACGGGATACCCCGACGCCAGCAGGCCAATGAATGCACGCGACTCCCACCGGAGATCCGCGTCGATGAAGAACAAGTGCGTGCAGTCCGTTTTCAGGAACTGCTGCACGAAGGTGTTGCGGGCAAGCTCGATGAACGCGCCATTGCCCATGACCGCAGCCACGACTTCGATACCGACCACGGCAGCCTGTTGCGCCGTCTCCGCAAGCGCGACCGCGAAGTCCGTGTCCACCTTGCCGTCGTAGGCAGGGGTCGCCACGAACGCCTTGATACCGCTCGGCTTGATGCCCGCCTCTCGCACTTCGGTCTGCGCGACGATAGGGCGCTTCTTGCCTCGGTTGCCTTTCCGCATCTGGTCTCCGAAAGGATCAGGCCCCCCGAAGGGGGCCGTCACCGTCAATGCCCTCAGAGGGCGTGGAAGTGGCGGACAGCCAGCTCCGGGTACAGCTCAGCGAAGCCGTACAGCACGTCGATCCGGCAGGGCACCGCATCGTTCGTGATGTCGTACTGCTTCGCGACCCGGATGGAGATGCCATCCATGACCTCGCGCCCACCCCATGCGCCGTACTCCGTCACGTCCTCGAGGTCGGCCGTGGCGAAGATGAACGCATCCTGGTGGAACGCGAGGTTCTGGCCGTAGGCAGTGGAAGCCACGCCGAAGCCAGTGACGGTCAGACCGTCCGTGTTGGCGACGCCCGAAAGCGCGCAGTTCTGGTAGGCGTTGCCGGAGCCGTAGATCAGGCCGGGCTTCACCGTCACCGTGTAGGCCGTCGCAGCCGTGGTCAGGGTCACATCGTCCTGAACCACGAACTTCTTCAGCCGCCCGGTGTTCTGCTTCGTCTCCGGGTGGACGTCGTACACGCCCGAGAGCGTGATGATGTCGCCAGCGAGAAGCGTGGTGCCCGAGGTCGCCCCGTCGATGGACAGATCGGTCTGCGAGACCCACGCATTCGCCGTGGTCGACGTGCCCAGGGCCGTGCCGTTCGTGACCGGCGTGCCCGCCAGCGAACCGCGCGTGTGCTGCGGGATCAGCGTGTTCTCGTACACGTCGAAACCGCCCGTGCGGCCCATCATCCCCTCGCGGTACTGCTCTGCGATGTTGGACGAGGACTGGAACAGGCCCTTCACAGCGTCGTTGAACTCGACGATGGACGCCGGGTTCATCTGGAAGCTGCGGTTCTGCCGAGGACCGAGGTTCTCGGTGATGAACTGGCCCGCCTGCTGGAACTGCTTGTAGGTCATCTGCGTCGACGTGGTGCCGACGTAGTTCGCCACGCGCTTGTAGGCCACGGACAGGCAGTCGTTCTCGATGGTCGACGCGAGCTGAGCCATTGCCGGCTGCAGGAATCGCTGCGAGAAGTCATCGAGGCTCATGGTGAGATCGACGGACGTGAACGAAACGTCCACACCCTTCTGCGTCGTCACCGCGAGAGGCGTCGACCGCTCGACGTGATCCTGGGTGCTCAGGGTCGCGCCGGAACGAGTCGTGTACTTCGCCGGCATCCGCACGTTGAGGCTGGTGCCAATCTTGGCGCCGGTGCGGGCGAAGCGGTCGTCGTACTGACGGTTGACGTTCCCGAGGAACGACAGGTTCGCGTGCAGAACACGCGCCGCCTCACGAGTGATCATCGTGGGCGTGAGGATGGAGTTGGCCACTGCTCAGTGCTCCTAGCGGATGCGATAGCCCCCTCGTGCCGCCAGAAACTCCGAGACCGACTGCTTGTCGGTCACTTCCGTCGGCGTGGCCGTGGGTCCGTCGTCTACGTCACCCATCGGCGGCGGGGCATCGCTCAATCGTTTCGCCTGCGTCTGCTCAAGCTCGTACTCGACGCGCGCAAGCTCCCTTGCGGCAGCAACCGGGGAAAGCGCCTCGATGCGGGATGCGTGGTCCGGGTTCTTCGCGAGGTAGTGCAGGAGTTCCGGGGCCTTGTCGGAATCGGCCATGTAGTCGATCAGGTGCGGCAGAGGCGCCATGCTGGCGTTCTGCGTGGCCTCAACGAAGTCCGGGTTCTCCGCAGCGTACTTGCCGACCCGATCCCTCAGGTCTGCGATACGCTGCTCTCGCTGTGCTTCCGTCTCACGTTCGCGCGCCTGTCGCTGCACCGCTTCGGCCTCGCGGCGATACACCTCGCGGGTGTACGCATCGAGGTCCTTCCGGTACTGCTCCGGGTCGTCGTAGTCGCTCTCAATGGGCACCCGGAGGTCGCCTTGCGGCTGCTCCGGCTGCTTCGACCGCGATTCGAGTTCCCGCAGACGCTGTTCCGCTTCTTGTGCGCGGCGCTCTGCCTCCCGGCGATGCCAGGTCAGTTCACGAATGCGCTTCTCGGCTCCCGATTCGGGCTTGCCGTTCTCCGTGGACGAGTCGGAAGGGGGTGCGTCTCCCTGCGGTGCGTCCTGTCCGAGTTGTTCGGAGGTTGACGACTCCTCCACCGGCTCGACCGGCTCTTGTACGTCTTCTGCGTGATCGCTCACGGGTGTTCTCCAGACAATAGAAGCCCGCCCCGGCCGAAGCTGGGGTAGGCGGTTGGGGTGCTCCTATCGGTTAAACGTCGACGCCACGCGCGCGGAGTTCGATCTCCTGCCGCGTATGCTCGGTGTCCACGACGGTCTCGCGCGCTTCCGCCATGTACTTCGCGGCCATCGCCTGATCCTTCCGGGTCTGAGCGGCCATCTTCTGCATCTGCGCCTCAAGCTGCTGCATCTGCACCCGCATGGCCTGCATCGCGCGCTGCTGAGCCTCGGGGTCGTCCTCGTCCAGCACCCCGGGAGGCACCATCGCTCTGAGGCGTTCAGCAAACTCTTCCGCCTGCGGCCACACTTGGTTCTTCGCGATGAGGTCCGCCACGAACGGCGCCGCCTGCGGGAAAGCCTGCAGGAACTGCATCATCGACTCGCTCGCCTCGAGCTGGCGCGTCGCGTACCCAGGCCCCGTCACGATCCGCACGTCGTACTTGCCGCGAGACAGGTCGTGCTTGATCACGCGCTTGATACCCTCGCGCGGGTCGTACTGGATTTCGGGCTGGTTGATCGTCACCTCGCGCTGCGTCCCGTCCTCACCACGCAGGCGAATCACGCGCTCGGTGTCGTAGTAGTGCGGGATCAGGTCAACCAGGATGCGGCCCGTGTGCTCGATGGACGCAGCGAGGTTGTCCGCGAACACGAGCACGCCGTCATCGCCGCCCATCTGGCGCGCAAGGATGGCCCGGCCTGAGGTCTCGTTGCTCCGCGCACCGAGGGATGCGTCGAAGATGCCCGTTGCACGCTGTACATCGTCCGCAGACTGCGCCGCCTCGGCCAAGAAGCCCTGCGACGGAACCGGGGGCGCCTCACGCTTCGGCGGCCTCGGGTTCTTGCTGTCGTCGTAGGCCAGATACGGCAGCTTCGCGTCGTTCGCGCGCGCCCACATCGCCCTGGCCTGCTTGTCCGTGGGCAGTTGCGATGTGCCCAACATGTACGGCGCCTTCGGCTGCCCGGCCAGGATCTCGAGCTGCGTGTTGCGGGCGAAGTTGTACATCCGCATCGGACCCTTCGCCGTGCGGACGATGCCCCGATAGCTCGTCTGGCCCTCGATGTTCATCTCCTCGCCGTACACCGGCACGCAGGGGATGTATCGACCCGGCCACTTCTGCGGCTTCTCCAGGAACTCCATGCCCGACTGCATCCAGCGCCAGACCTCGTAGGCGTCCACCTCGCGAGTGCGAACCACCTGCAGGTCGCCGTCGTCCTCGGTCAGCTCGTCCTCGTACACAAGCCGGCCGTCCGACAGCGCCACGAGCGTCTTGCGCACCTTGATGCGCCGCCACACCTTCGCCACACGGACCTTGCCGTCCGAGTACCAGTGCTCCCGTGCCTCGCCCAGCGCGCCGGAATCGAAGTCGCCGCCGACTTTCGCCTTCGGCCATTTCTCCTTGAACTGCTCCTCGCTGTAGTAGCTCGACTTGATCACGAACCGCGCGTCCGCCTTCACCGGATGCCGCGAATCGGGATCGAAGTAGTACACGAACGGATTGGCCGCGCGCTTGATGCGCAGGTCCTGGTTCCACACGTCTGTGTCGGAGTCGTGCTCGCAGACCTCCCACACGCCGTATCCGCAGCGCATCGCCGTCTCGGCTGCCCACAGGTAGGGGCCGGAGTTGCCCGAGGCGTACTCGATTTCCCGGATCAGGTCCGTGAATATCTCGGCCGTCTCGTCGTCGGCCTCCTCCACCGGCAGCGCCTTGATGCTCGGGCGGTTCAGGCGGATGTTCCGCATCGCCTTGCGGATCATGTCCCCGAGGCGGTCGAAGGTCTCGCACGGACGGTTCTGCCGCTCGCGCTCAGCGCGCACCTGCTCGTCCCACTGGTCCCCGAACGAGAAGCGCAGGTCCTCGATCATCTCCGGGCGGAAGTAGGACTCGGCCGTGTACGCAGTGCGGAAGTCCTCGCGCGCCTGCTGAAGCCACGCCTCGCGCTTCTTCTTCGACATGCGTTCCATCAGGCCATCCAGCTCGAGGACATGGGCGGTAGCGGCAGCTCCACCGAAACAGGCGCCACCGGCTCGTAGAACGTCAGCGCGAGCGCGTCAGAAAGGTCAGGCGACCGCACACCCATGGCCTTCACCTCCTCCTTCCCGTAGAGCTGCACGCGACCCTTTGAGTCGTATCGCTTGATGCGGATGGCGGACAGCAGATCGGCCTTCAGCGCCTCATCTCGAGGCAGCACAGCGGGCGTGTCGTCCAGCCAGTCCCGAAGCTCGCCATACATCTCGTGGCGCTTGTTGATGTACCTGTCAGCGTCCAGCGCAGACCGGGCCGCAGACGCCCCCACGACCATGCTGTACCCCATCTCCTTGAGACGGTCTGTCACCCCGCCGCCTACGCCGTCGTCGTCCACAAACACCCTGTCGGGCTGCTCGCGGTCGATCAGCACCTTGACCCGGCCCACCGTGGACATGGTGTCCTCCTTCGACCACGACTGAAGGCCCCAGGCAACCCGTCCCTGCCGGAAGCACACCGCAGTCCGGTCAGCGCCGAACCGGGCAACATCCACGCCCATGACCTTCGGGCCGACCCGCTCGGGCTCAATGTCCGAGGGCTGCATGGCCCCCTGCACCTTGTCCGCCTCGAGGAACGCCCTGTCGTCGCTGGACATGAACGCCTCCTCCGGCGTGGTCGGGTACTCCTGCCGGAACAGCGCCTCGTCCCCGAGCTGGATGATCTTGTGCCGCCGCCACGCCATCTGCTCAGGCGTCAGGCCGTGGCGCTCCGCGTACTCCCGCTCCTCCTCGTCTAGCTCGACGGGATCGCGCCGGTACTCGTCCTGCCAGTACCAAGGGATGAACACCGGCCAGAAGTCACCGATGCCCGCCTGCGCCTGCTGCCAGACGTGGTGGAAGTAGTTGCCCTGCCCGCAGGCCGTAGACTCGAAATAGACCTCGGTGTCCGCCTCGTCCGGCACCGCCTGCAGCACGCCCGCGCCGTGTGACGCAGCGTTCTCCCAGAAGGCCACCTCCGACCCGTGGAAGAACTGAACCGTCTCCGACCGCCCCGCGCCTTCAGTGCCTGCCGTGCCGATGCTGTAGTCGCTGTCCAGCCGGGGGAAGTTCAGATTCACTGGGCTTGCTGTAACCGGCCTGACCAAGCTCGGGCAGTGCTCGTGATACCGACGAGCCATCTTCAGCAAGTTGTCCGTGGCCTTCGCGTTGTGCGTGAGGATGTAGGTCCTGTAGCCCCGCCGGTGCGTGGTCTTCCAGTACGCCCGGCCCTCGATGTACGTGCTGATCCCCTGCTGCCGGCCCTTCAGGACCACGATGCGGACCTTGCCGGTCTCGGCTATCTGGCGCTGGGCCTCGTCGTGCAAGTGCTGCTGTGCGTGGTTCAGCGACAGCGGCTCAATGGCCCCGCCCTTCGTCCTGATCCGCAGACACTTGCCCGCGTAGTGCGGGAAGTCATCGCGGAGCTTGCGGCGGATAGCTCGCTCCCTGTCATCCATCGAGGTCGGACAGCGCGTCCTCGTGCGACTGCTGCACCGTGGCCTGGATCTCCTGCGCCTTCAGGCTCGGGACGTACTTGTCCAGCAGCCGCAGACGAGCATCCAAGGCGCCCTTTAGCGCGCCGACCTTAGCCGCGTGGACGCTCTCATTGCTCTCCCCTATCGATTCGAGCTGATTGATCAGCTTTTCAATGCGATTCAGGGTGTTAGAAGCAGCGATTGCCTCGCGCCGCTCTTCCTCTCGGGCGCGCTTTCGCTCTGCTGCTGCCGCTGCGGTGCCTGCCATCAGTACACGACGCCGGAGCGCCCCTCCTTGATGTCGACTTGAAACAGGATGATCTGGATGGTGCCGTCCGCCATCGTGCCCTTCAGGCGGTATTGGTAGCTGCCTGGCGTCGTCGCCTGAACGGTGCCGGCCCAGACGTTGCTGCTCAGGCTGCCGGTCAACGTCAGGCCGGAGTCCACGTCCACATGCTCCGCGCTCGAGACGCTGGTGCTGTGCTCTGTGCAGTAGGGGCCGAAATCGTGCGTGTAGGGCAGCCTCTCGTCCACGAGCTGCGTGTAGCGCGCGATCGGAGTCGGGTTACTTACTCCCACGACGACGCTCCGGCAGGCTTGCGGTGTAGCGGCGGACGGGCTGGCTCTGCGTCACCCTGCGGACAACGGGGCTCAGCGTCACGCGACGGGTCATCGCAGCGGAGGCTCGCCGTCGAACTCGATGCTCACCGTGCTCGCAAGCGAGGACGCAGACGAGACCGTCACCCACACCGTATGGAACGACTCTGCAGGCCAGTCGAGCACCCACGTCTGGTCGTCGGTGGCCGTCAGCGCAGTGCCGTCGTTGTCCACCGGCTTCGTGAGACCGGCCTGGTCCTGATTGACCGCGAAGGTCGCCGTTCCCGAGGTCTTGTTGACCGTCACTACGCACTTGCCGCGACCCGAGACCTTCGTGCCGTCGCCGTCTGCCGTGCGCGACTCCGTGTTGCTGACAGGGACAGTCGCCATGCCCTACTCCTCCTCGTGCCCCGAGGGGCGCTGTGCCTGGAAACCGGCGCGGGTCACGAAACCACCACGCTCGGGCTGTTGATCGTATCCGGGTCGATCAGCTCTACCGTGCCGTAGCGCACCCCCTGCTCGGCTGCGTTCTGCTCAGGGAGCGGCGAGCCGTTGGCGACCCACGAGAGCACGGTGACTTCCCAGAGCGGACGGCCAGACTCGTGCATCTGCGTCGGGGTGATCAGCCAGTTGTCGTGGTGGCGGCTGTCGATGACGGGGGCAGTCAGCTCGTTGCCCTCAGCGTCGTAGGTGCCCGGCGTGATGACCACAGGCCCCACCTCGACGCGGGAGACCGTCGGCGGCTGCGCGAGATAGGTGCTCCCGTCTTCACGGGTCCGCTGGATCATCAGCCCCGCCCCCACAGCAGCCTCGTCAGCCGCAGCGCGAGAGTCGGCACGGGTCGTCATGTACACCCTGCCGCCGCGCATCTGGACGGGGACGGAGACCATCACCTCGGGGTCGGTCAGGCTGGGGATTTCGATGCTCATGGTGCTTCTCCGAACCATCCTGCCGCGTCGGCTTCGGCGTCGGTCAGGGCGTTGGCGGCGAGAGTCGGCGGCAACCACTCCGCGACGGTCAGCTCGGTGCCGCGTGCAGCGGTCAGCGTTACGGCGAGGGCGTCACGCTCACTCTGCGGGATAGGCAGAGCCGAGACGAATGCGGCCACGTCTGCATCGGGGTGCACGAGCTGTCGGTAGCTGTCTGGAATCCGCAACGCCACGTCGCCGGTCGTGGGATGCGTGATCGTGCCGACTGCGTAGCGGGTCGTGCCCGTGGCGTTCGAGACGGCGAGGGACCAGAGCGCGGCGCTCATAGCCTGCGCGTAGGGTTCGGTTGGGGTCGTCAGCGTGAGGACCATTACGGCGTACCGTAGAAATTAGACATGCTCGTTTCGATGTTGGCGCGCTCCGCGTCGTCCGTAATCACGATCATTTCTCCGATAAATTCTGCGCCATCAAATGTGGTTAAGTTGGAATATTCCGTCCTCAGCCCCGCCCAACCTCCTGAGCTGGCGAAGTCGACGCCTCGCGCTGACAGCGTGTGGAGCGCGTCGTCTGCTAGCGCGTTGTATAGGTCCTGCCGCGACAACCCTGCGCCTTCTGTCCCAATGTCGGAGCCGTCTGCGCGCCACACTTGTCCTGTGCCTGAGCCCACGCTGACGCCCCCTCCGCCGGATGCTTCCATAGCGCCGAGATACGGGCTGGCGCCCACTGTTGAAGCGACGACCGACTTAACACCTGATCTATACCGCGCAACCTTCAGCAGCGACGCGGAAGCGGGGCGAGTTCCCCACGTATTGAGCACAACGAACTCATGCCCCGAGCCAGAGGTCGGTTGTTGCATCGCAGGCTTGCCGTTCTGCTTGACCACCACGCCAGAAACGACGATCTGCGGCTGTAGCGCCGCTGTGCTCTGCACAAAGTCTACGGCGCTCGCGTCGCCGCTCTGCTCATACACCGTAACCACATACCCATCATTCGCCCCGACAAACGTCGTCAGCGCGCTCTCGTCCAGATTGCCCGACCCGTCGAACCCGATGTCCTGCTCGGCATTGTCGCTGGACCGACGCACGCGGATGGCGTCGCCCGTGTAGGCGGTGCGGAGCTTGCGAGCAGTGGAGAAAGCGAGGACGGCGGAGGTTACTGTGTCGAGGGGGAGTGACGTAGCCGAAATCTGCCCACTCGCCGCACTCTCGGCCGAGTCGGTCCGCACCTGCCCGCCGGACGTGTTGGTCTCGGTCTGCACTGCCCGGACGTACTCATTTTCGTCTGCACTGACAAGCGTGTACGTTGCCGAGGTCGCCCCGGAAATGTTCGCCCAGCCCGTCGAGCCGTCTGCCGATCTCTGCCACTGCCACGTCCGCGTCGGTCC